AGGCCGATGAGCGGTGGCGGCTTCTTTCCTTGGGGGTCCGCACCGTGGGGCGGCACGATCGCCGTTGCTGCCGGCGGTATCGTAGCGGCGACGGCGACGGCTGCAGGGACGGGCGCGGCGACGGCGGTCGGCCGCTCGTTCTTTGCCGGCGTCGGCGACGGCCTCGGCGGCACTGGCGCCGCAACTGCGGTCGGCACCGGGATCAAGGCCGCAGTCGGGGCCGCTTCGGGAACCGGGGCCGCCAACGGCGTCGGTTTTTCATTCACCGCGGCAGCGGGCAGTGCTTCCGGCAGCGGCGCGGCCGCGGCGATCGGCGCGGCCACAGTGGCGCGTTCGGTCAGCGCGAGCGGCGTCGGTACGGCGAGCGGCGTCGGCGCGGCCACAGCGGCCGGCGTCGGCGATGGCCTCGGCGGCACCGGCGCCGCTGCTGCGGTCGGCACCGGGATCAAGGCCGCGACGGCGTCGAGTTCGGGCGTCGGCGCCGCGAGTGCGGTCGGTGCTGCGACCGCGGCGAGTTCGGCAAGCGCCGCCGGCACGGGCACGGCAAACGGGATTGCGGGCGCGGCCGCAACGGCCGCAACGGCGAGCGCCGCGGGCACCGGCGCGGCGGCTGCGGTCGGCACCGGTATCAAGGCCGCGACGGCGTCGAGCTCGGGCGTCGGTGCCGCGGCTGCGGTCGGTGCCTCGACGGCCGCTAGTGCAGGCGCAGCGGCCGGCCTAGGCACGGCAAACGGCGTCGGCCGAGCGACGGTGGCCGGTGCTGGCAATGCCGCAGGGGCCGGGGCCGCCATCGGAGTTTCCGACACCGGCGCGGCGAACGCGAGCGCGACTGGGACCGGCACGGCGAGCGGCGTCGGCTTCTCATTTGCGGCCGGCGTTGGCAATGCCGCAGGGACCGGTGCGGCGAACGGTGTCGGGGCGGCCACGGCGGCCAGCACAGCGAGCGCGGCCGGTACCGGCGCCGCACTGGCGGCGGCCACGGCAATCAAACCAGCGACCGCCGCAGCCTCGGCAAGCGGCATCGCGAACGGCGTCGGCGCTGCGACCGCGGCGAGCTCGGCGAGCGCCACGGGCATGGGCACCGCATCCGCCGTCGCCATAGCGGTCAAAGCGAGCACCGGGGCGGCTACAGGCGCCGGCCTGGCGATCGGTGTCGGCGCCTCGACCGCGGCGGCGACGGCGTCAGCGACCGGTGCGGGCGCGGCGTCGGGCATCGGCCGAGCGACGGCCGCGAGCGCCGGCGGTGCAAGCGGCACGGGCGCGGCAATCGGGATTAGCGACACCGGCGCGGCGAACGCCTCGGCCTCTGGTTTCGGCACGGCATCGGCCGTCGGCATTGCGCTCAAGCCTGCAGCCGGTGCGGCGAGCGGGATAGGCGTTGCCGCCGGTGTCGGTGCCTCGACCGCCGCAAGCACGGCGAGCTCGGCCGGCAGTGGCGCCGCGGCTGCGGTCGGCACCGCGTTAAAACCGGCGACGGCGGCGGCTACCGGGCTCGGGACCGCGAGCGCCGTCAGCACGGGGTCGACGGCGGGTTCGGGCGCCGCGAGCGGCATCGGCATTGCCGCAGCCGTCGGGCGTTCATTCGCTGCCGCAGTGGCCAACGCCGCCGGCGTCGGGACGGCAAGCGCGGTCGGTCAGTCGGTCATCAATTTCCAAGCCGGCACCGGAACCGCGGCCGGAACCGGCACAGCTAACGGCGCCGGCCGCTCGACCGCGGCGGCTGTCGCGTCGGCGGTCGGTATCGGCATCGCGACCGGCGACGCCGGCGCCGAATTTATTCGCCGTGACCACAGCGCGCGGACAGTGCCAACGACCGGCGATGGCGCCCAACGGCGATCAGCGATCGCGGCGCGATATCCTGGATCGGGACCATGGCGGCGGGTTGCATGATGGACATCGTCGGCGAATTGCCAGTCTGGTGCGGGCGGCGCCGTTATTGGGAACCGGTGCGGTGGGCGCGCACGCCGGAGCAAGATATTGCTGTCGGATTATTTCGCAAAAAACATTCTCAAGGCTGGCAAAATGATTGGTATTTGCTTTTTCGTCGCCTCGGCGAAGATCAAATCCATTATCAGTGGCAATTTTCACAATCGTTCCAGACATCCGGCACGTCGGTCACTCTCAGTTCGCTTTCGCCAGCATGGAACAATGCCAACAATTCTGTCGAGGGTCTTGGCGCCGGAGGGTCTGGTGCGGCTGGTCAACAAAATAATACAGTAACTAATACGGGCGGGGGCGGGGGAGAATACCGAAAAATATCTAACTTCACTGATCCTGGCGGCGCAACGCCGATGGTTATTGGCCAGGGAGGCGCCGCAAAGACAAACGTAGCAGGTGGTGGAATACAAAGTCTGTCTGGTGCTGCTGGAACTGATACGACATTCAATACCAGCAGCCTAATCGCGAAAGCCGGCGGCGGGGGAGTTTTTGGCACGCAGCCGCAAAACGGTGGCACGAAGGGGACTGGCGGCACTGGTGCAGCAGCAAACAATGACGGTGGCGCCGGCGGCGCCAGCACTTCCGGCTCTGGGTCTGCCTCTGGCGGCGGCGGTGCCGGTGGCCCGAATGGGGCTGGCGTGGCGGGAACCGCCGTTACTTCTACCACTCCTACTGCTGGCGGTCAGGGCGATGGCGCATCAGGCGGAACTGGTGGAACGATAACTAGCAATGTCGGCAGCAATGGCAATCCGGGAACTGAACTAGGCGACAGTGTACACGGTTGCGGTGGCGGCGGCGCCGCCACGCGTGTGAGCACTAATGCTACGGCGGCGGCGGGGTCCGGTGGTCTCTATGGTGCTGGTGGCGGCGCTTGCTACAACGGCAGCAGTGGCAATGGTTCTGCCTGTCAATCTATATCCGGGGCGGGCGCTAACGGCATCATCGTCCTAACGTGGACGGCGGACACCGGAAGCACGGCGACCACAAGCGGCGTCGGTGCCGCTGCAGCAATTGGGATCGCAACTGCTGCCGCTAACGGCGCTGCGGCTGGCACAGGTGCGGCGAGCGCTGTCGGGGCTTCCACAGCGGCGGTTGCGGCAAGCACCAGCGGTACCGGCACTGCCGCGGCGATCGGCACCGGCATTAAATCGGCGACGAGCTCGACGGCCGCGGGTCTCGGCACGGCCGTCGCAACAGCAATGGCGATTTTTGCCGGCGTCGGCAACGCTGCAAGTCTCGGCACTTCGTCGGCTATAGGCACCGGGATCAATGCGGCGGTCGGCGCTGCAACTGGCATCGGCACGGCAAGCGGCACGGCGCCAGCGGCCGGCAGTATCGGCCAAGCATCTGGAACAGGAATAGCAGTCGCCGCAGGTACCGGCATCAATATGGCCAGCGCGGCAGCGAGCGGCGTCGGCGCAGCGAGCGGGATCGGACGCGCGACGGCGGCGAGTTCAGCAAACGCAAGTGGCGTCGGCGCGGCCACTGGGATCGCCGATAGTGGCGCGGGAACCGGCACAGCAACTGGCATCGGCGCCGCAGCCGCGGCGTCTGTCGCCATTATCGCGGCCGTCGGTAATGCGGCCGGCGTTGGGGCCGGAAGCGCGACGGGGCGTTCAACAATCACGAGCACCGGTGCGGCCTCCGCGGCTGGCGCTGCCGCAGCGGTCGGCTCCGGTATCAAGCCCAGTGCCGGCACGGCCGTAGGACTCGGTGCAGCGACATCCATCGGCCGCGCGACTGCGGCGAGCTTGGCGATCGCAACCGGTGTCGGCGCAGCAAGCGCGTTGTCCGATCTTGGAACGGCCATTGGCAATGCTGCAGGCATCGGCGCCGCAGCTGCTGTCGGGATGAAAGTTTTGGGCGGCGTCGGCAACGCCGCTGGTTTCGGTCTAGCGAGTGCCAATGTTATTTCAACGCGGGCTGGCGTCGGCAATGCCGCGGGTGTTGGCACGGCAACTGCTAGTCGTGCATTGATAATCGCAGCGGTCGCCAATGCGACCGGAATCGGATCAGCGCAAGTCGTGAGCACGCCGACCAGCATCAGGCAGGATCACGGGCAACGATCCTCGCCAAATATGGCTGTGGGCGGTGGATTCGGGTCAAATCAACCGCACCGCACTGGCGCCGGCCCGTGGAAACGCGTCGCATGAACAAAGCCGCAGAGCTCGGGCCGGCGACGATTCCATGGTGGCAGGATTGGCGCGGCGAATGCGTCGCCATCCTCGCCGCGGGTCCGAGCGCGAAGCAACAGCCGATCGAGCTCCTACGCGATCGCATCCATGTCGTTGCAATCAACGAAAGCTATAAGCTCGCGCCATGGTCCGAAATTCTCTATTCGTGCGATTTCGCCTGGTGGCAGGCGCACAAGGGCGCCAAAGATTTCGCCGGCCTGCGGTTGTCACACGATCTGCGCGCCTGTCGCGAATACGGGCTGCATCGGGTCATGATCGAGCAAGTCGGCAGCAATGATGTTTTGCTCGATCAGCCTACCTACGTCGGCGCCGGCGGCAATTCCGGCTTTCAGGCTTTTAACTTGGCGCTGCAGTTCGGCGTTACCGGCGTGATGCTGATCGGCGTTGATTGCAGTCTCGATCACGGCATGCACTGGCACGGCATTCACCGCATGCCGATGAGCAATCCGATGGAAATCAACGTCAAACGCTGGCGCCAGGCGTTCGACGGCGTCGCGGCTCGCGTGCGCGCTCTCGGCATCGACGTGGTCAATTGCTCGGAAATTTCCAAATTGACCGAATATCCTAAAATGACGGTGCCCGAAGCGCTCGAACGGTGGCAACTATGATCAGAATTTTTGTCGGCACGCCGGCGAATAATGAGGACTTGGAATCGCAAGCAGTACTCGAATGGAGCATTCGCAAGCGCGCAAGCGAGCCGGTCGAGATCACATGGATGAAGGCGAGCAATGACCCGGCCTCGACCTGGCACGGCTGGCTAATGCGCAATTGGGCGACGCCGTTCTCGGGATTCCGGTGGAGCATTCCGGAGCATTGCGGCTTTGAAGGCCGCGCGATCTATCTCGACATCGACATGATCCTGCTCGCCGACATTGCCGAGCTCTGGCACCATCCAATCGGCGAGCGCGAAGTTTGTGTTGCGAAAAATCCGTCGACGTTCTGTTGCACGCTTTGGGATTGCGAAAAGGCGCGGCGTTATCTGCCGGCGGTCAAAACTTTGAAATCCGAATATGGGCTCTATGCGCGAGTGAAGCGCAATTTGCCGCCGGGTTCAGTGGCGCCGTTCGCAAACGGCAATTGGAATTGTTTGGACGGCGAGCATTACCAAAGCTTGCTCGATCCCGATCTGAAAATCCTACATTGCACCAGCATTCCGACGCAGCCGCAATTGCGTCACGCGCTGCCGCGCCTCGCCGCGGCTGGCGGTCAGCATTGGGCCAGGCAACAGCCGCAGCCGCATCCGCGCGCCGATGTTGTCGCGTTGTTCGACGCCATGCTCGACGAGGCGAAGGCGAACGGCTTCACGCCGGAAAGATATCAAGCCAAACCGTTCGGCAATTATCGTCGGTGAGCAATGTGGGAATCGGGGACGAATTAATGGCGACAGGCCTCGCCCGCGGTGCGGCGGCGCGCGGCAAGCGCATTGCGTTCGGCGACGGCCGCCGGCTGATTTGGGGGCCATGGTGCGAGCAAGCATTCCGGTACAATCCGAATATCGCGCACGGCGTCGGCCGCGGCGAGCTCGTCGAATGGATCGCGTGGCACAAAGGCAAACGCTGGTACAATCAACCGGGCAACGGCCGCTGGATTTGGAACTATGAGTTCGCGCCGACGCCGGGCGAATTCTATTTCGACGACGCCGAAAAGACTTTCGCCGTGCGCCGCGCCGGCGTGCTGATCGAGCCGAACGTGCCTTGGCATAAAAGCGTCGCCGTGAACAAGGATTGGGGCATCGCCAAATATCAGCTGCTCGCCGATCGCTTGCGCCTGGGCGGGCTGCGGGTTTTTCAATTCAGCTACGGCAAGCTGCGCCTGGCCGGCGTCGAGCAAATTCAGGTCGACAACTTCCGCGAGGCCGCCGCGGCGCTCGCCGGCGTCGATTTCGCCATTGTCCCGGAGGGCGGCTTGCATCATGCCGCCGCCGCGGTCGGCACCAAGGCGATCGTTATTTTCGGCGGATTTATTCCGCCGGCCGTCACCGGCTATCCCGAGCATGTTAACTTGACCGGCGACGCGGACGCCTGCGGATCATGGCGGCAATGCTCACACTGCCGCGCGGCACTAAACCGGATCGAAGTGGAGGAAGTCTATGGCCACGCCATTAAGCTATGCGAACAAAGTGCAGCAGCATCCGCGCGAGCTTGATGAATTTGTGCAATTCGTTCGCGCCGAGCGGATAACGAGCTATTGCGAAATCGGCTGCAAATTCGGCGGACTTACTTGGCAAGTGGCGCAAGCGCTGACGCCGCGAGCTCGCATCGTCGCGGTCGACATGCCGAACCAGGCCTGGGGGCGATCGGATTCGGATGAGTCGTTGCGAAATTGCGTGAAGGCCTTGCGCGCGCTCGAATTCGACGCACATCTGTTCATCGGCGACAGCACTTCGCCGGCAATCGTCGATCACGTTAAAGCTCTGGCGCCGTTCGATTTGCTATTCATCGACGCCAATCATACTGAGTCGTATGTTCGCAAAGATTTCCAGGCTTATGGAGCAATGGCGAACATCGTTTGCTTTCACGATATCGGCTGGAACAATCCGACGCCGCCAGGACGATTGCCGATCGAGGTGCCGAAGGTTTGGGCCGATATCAAAAAGGTCTATCAGACCGCGGCGACGTTCAAGGAAATCAAATACGACAACGGCCATAACGGGATCGGAATCATGCGATGGGATCAGGCGCCGGTTTGACGGTCGCGACATGGATATGGGGCACCAAATACCGCGGCGACTATATCGCGCGGCTCGACTACGGCCTGCGCCGCAATCTGCGCTCGCCGTTCCGTTTCATCGTACTCAATCCTTTCGCCGCCGATATGTGGCTGCGCGACGGTTGCCTTTGCCGCATGCGCCTATTCGATCCGGGCTTTCAGGAAATCTACGGCATCAAGAACGGCGAACACGTCGCCGTGCTCGATTTGGATATCGTGATCACGGGGTGCCTCGATCCGCTATTTGAACGCGACGAATCGCTGGTGATCCTGGCCGGTGCCAACGCCGCCAATCCTTGCCCGTTCAATGGCAGCGTCATGATGATGACTGCCGGCGCAAACGTCGATCTGTGGGCCGACTTGAACGCCGACGTTTTGCAAACAATCCCGCGCTACGAATTCCCCGACGATCAGGGCTGGATTCATTTCAAACGGCCGAACGCGGCCACGTGGCAAGTCGGGTCGTCGAGCGGCATCTATGCTTTTCGCAAGCCGGGCTGGCCGCCAGGCGATGAGCTCCCCGTTGACGCGCGCCTGGTCGCGTTTCCCGGCCGCCGCGATCCGTCACAATTCACGCATTTGCCATGGGTTAAAAAGTTTTGGAGTTAAGATGATCGATCCGCACGATTGCGTGTTTTTTGTCCCGCCGAATTTGAAAAAATTCAAGCTCGATCTGTTCGAGCGCATCGCCCGGCATATTCGCGACCTAGGCGGGTCCGTCGTGCGCCACGACTATGAAAAGCTTTTAAGCCGCGCCGGTTCACAAATCCCGATCGTCGGTTGCTCGCCGCCGTTTGCGCAGGCAATCGAGCGCTGGAAAAAGCGGCGCATGCCGTGGATTTATTGGGATCGCGGTTATCTGCGGCGAATGTGGTCGAAAGGCCTGCCGCCGGCGGATCACACCATGCCAGGCGGCTATTACCGATGGCATGTCGGCGAATTTCAAATGTCGAAAATCCGCGACGTACCCGATGATCGATGGCGGGCGCTGCGCCTCGATGCCAGCGTGCGACCGTGGCGCACCGACGGCGACGCGATCGTCATCGCCGATACGCTCGCCGACTATTGGAACGTGCGCGGGCTTTCCGAGCGCTGGTCCTACGATGTCGCCGCGCAGCTGCGCACCGTCACCAAGCGGCCGATTTTCGTGCGCGACAAGGAAAGCAAGGTGCCGCTAAATCACGAGCTCGACCACGCGCCGGCGCATGCGCTGGTGACGCACGGCAGCATCGCCGCGGTCGAGGCCGCCATCATCGGCTTTCCAGTTTTTGTCGACGCATCGAGCGCGGCGGCTCTCGTCGGGCAGACCGATATTTGCGCCATCGAAAATCCGGTGCGACCGCCGCGGGAAAAATGGCTGCACAATCTGGCCTATAGTCAATTTACTGAAAAAGAGCTATGCGACGGCACACTGTGGAGACTCCTGCAGTGACGGAACAGGCGGCAAATATCGCGTTGTCGGCACTTCTGTTTGCCGGCATTATCGCCGCGGCTTTTCTCTTGCTTTGGATTTTCACATGAGAGGCGGCGAGCTCGACCGACTAGTCGTCATTCAACGGGCGACGGGCTCAATTTCGGATTCCGGCCAGCCGATCGACGCTTGGACATCGATCGGGCCGCCGCGATACGCTTCGAAAAAACCCGTGACCGGCATCGAGCGATATGGCTCGGCGCAATTGGAAGCCCGCGAGCAAATTGAGTTTCAATTGCGTTGGGCGGCCGATTTGGCTGATCTGCGCCCGGAGGATCAGATCATCGAGCCGGCCAGCGACGCCGCCGTTAATCCGGTCCCGCAGCGCAGCACTTATGATATCTTTGCGGTGCTCGAAATCGGCCGCCATGAAGGCTTGCGAGTGCTGGCGTTGCGGCGGCCCTAGTCGCGGCGCTGACTTCCGGCTAATTTCAATGCGCGACCAGGCGGCCTTACGAGGCCGCTTTGAAAGACATCCGCATAGCGTTTCGCGCGCTGTTGCTGGCCGATCCGACGGTCAACGCGCTGTGCGCCGGGCGCTGCTATCCCGTCGAATTGCCGGAAAATGTGCGCTCGCCGGCGCTCGTCTATTTCCGCGTTTCCGATTTCAGCGATTATCACATGCTCGGCGATTCAGGCCTGCAGCGAATATCGATGCAATTGGACTCCTGGGCGGAAAATCAGGACGCCTCTGTCTCGCTCGCCGATGCCGCGCACGACGTGCTGACCGGCTTTCGCGGCCGGGTGAATTACACCAGCGGCTTTGTCGACATTCGCGGCGTGTTTCAAACCAACGGCCGCGACCTATCGGACCACGTCACGCAAATGTTCAACATGAGCCGCGATTACCAAGTCTTTTATGCGGACCGTTGACATGGCTTTGACCGCGACGCAAACAATCTCGATCGAAGGCGTGTCGGAAACAGCCGCGGCGCTCGATGAATTTTCCAAGGCGACTTCGGCCAACATCTTGCGCCGCGTGCTGTTGGCCGCCGGCGCGCCGATCGCCGCCGCTGCGACCGCCCTTGCGCCGCGCGGACCGACCGGCGACCTGATTGCCTCGATCAGCGTCGCGCCGGCGCAACCGTCGAAAATGACGCGCAGCAGCCGCGGCGTCTACGACAAGCAAAGCCAGGTCGAGGTCGTGGTCGAGGCCGGCCCGGTCCGCGAATCGATAACCCAAGAATTTGGCACGATACACAATCCGGCAAAGCCGTTTATGCGGCCGGCCTGGGCGCAGCAACGCGGCCGGGCGCTGCAGATAGTAATCGAGCAATTATCGGTGGAAATCGAGAAAGCGCGGCAACGGGCGGCCCGCAAAACCGCGCGCATTGCGGCCGCCATCGGTTCCGGCTAATTTGCCCATCGCCAGGCGACCAAAGCGGCCTGCAAGCTAAACAACTAAGCTTGCGAGGTCTGCCCAATGGCTGCATCCAACGCTTTGCTAGGCTATGGTTCGATCGTCGAGGTGTCGACGACGGGAAACTCGCCCGATGTCCTGCAACAACTCGACGAAGTCACAACGATCACGCCGCCGTCCAGCACATCGGATCAAATCGACGTCACGCATATGCAATCGCCGAACCGGCGGCGCGAATTCATTGCCGGGCTGACCGACGGCGGCGAATTCTCTTGCGAAATGAATTTCATTCCCGGCGGCGCTACCGACGATTTTCTGTTTGCGATCCTGAATTCGCCGGTCGGTGTCTCGCGGCGGCGGTTCATCCGGCTGTCGTTCCCGAACGGCACAACGTGGTTTTTTACCGGCGAGCTCACCGGCTACGACATCGCCTGTCCGTTCGACGACAAGATGACGGCCACGGCGACGTTCAAAGTGTCCGGCGATCTGACAACAGGGTCGACGTGATATGGCGAATCCGCAAAAAGGCGAAATCGAATTCGAGGTTGCCGGCAAGCGCTACACTTGGCTTTTGGGAACCTACGGGCTCGCGAAAATCGAGGAACGCTTAGGCAAATCCTGGCCTAAGGTCATGGCCGATCTTGATCCGCAAAGCATGCACTATTGGCTCGCGGCTTTTCACTGCGGGCTATTGCTGCATCATGACATCAGCGAGCGCGAGGCATCAGTTTTGCTCGACGAACTGACGCTGGGAAAATTCATCGAGATTTTTAACGCGGCGTTCGCCAAGCAATTTCCCGCGCCAAGTGGGGAGAGCGGCGCCCGCCCTCGGGAAGCGGCGGCCACGAGCGCGAATGGAATTGGGACTCCATCATCCGCAAGTGGCTGATCCTCGGACTCGACTTTGATCTTTTTTGGCGTTTGTCGATCAAATCCGTTGCGCTCGCTTTGGACGCCAAAGAAGCCGCTCTGAGAGAAGAATATAACGGGCGCGCTATTCTCGCGTGGAACATCGCCAACCTTTCGCGCGCGCGGCGCTTGCCCAAGGTCGACACGCTTTTTGTTCGCGAGCGCAAACAGCCGCAGACGTGGCAGGAGCAGCATGCGCTAATGAAGCAATGGGAACGAGCGCAAGCGCGCAGGAACGCAATACAGGAAGGGAAGCCAAATGCCGGGTGAAGCAACAATTGGCGCATTGCGCGTCGTGCTCGGCGCCGATACCGCGAAATTTGAGGACAATCTAAAAAGCGCGATCGGCTCACTTGAGGATTTCGGCAAAAAAGCGCTGACGATCGCCACCGGAATCCAGTTGTCGAATATTTTCGAGCAAGCTTTTCACGGCGTTGTCGACAGCATTACCGGCGCCATCGATGCCGCCGATAAGCTGTCGAAAGCCTCACAAAAATTCGGCGTACCTGTCGAAACGCTGGCGGCGCTGTCGAACGCCGCGGCGCTGTCGGATGTCAGTGTCGAAGAACTCGGCGGATCAATAGCGCGATTGTCGCGGAACATGGTCGCCGCCTCGGGGCCGACGAGCGACCAGGCGGTGGCGTTTAAGGCGCTCGGCATTTCGGTCAAGGATTCGAGCGGTCAGCTTAAATCGTCGCAAGACATTCTGTTCGGGGTGGCCGACGCCTTCTCGAAATTCCGCGACGGCGCCACCAAGACGGCAATTGCGATCGCGCTATTCGGCCGTGCCGGTGCCGACATGATTCCGATTCTCGACAAGGGCTCGGCCGGCATCAAGGAAATGCAAGATCGGGTCAAGGAGCTAAACCCGAATTTGGATGTGGATACGCTCGCGGCCGAACACTTCAAAGATGCCTTGAAGGAATTGGCGCAGGCAAAGGACGCCATCATTCTGCGGCTGATTGGCTCGTCGGGCATGCTGCAATTGCTGCAGGGACTCGCAAAAAGCTTTACCGAAACCGCAGCCGACGGCGACAAGCTTGCGCAAATAAGCCAAGAGATTGCCAACGCGATACAAATCGCTGGCGTGGCGCTGCAAGTATTTGTCGATTTGCTCAAGATAGCGGCGCAGCCAACGCTGGCTTTCGCTCAAGCACTTTACCAGATCACGCAGGGCAATTTCAGCGCAGCATTAAGCGCGATTAGCGACGGTTTTGCGAGTGCCGTTAGCAGTAGCAAGGATGCGGCGGCCGCGGTCGGCACGCTGACCAAGTCGGCCACGGACTTCACTTACGTCGGCTTGAGCGATGAGCTCATGAAAACCGTTATGGCGCAAACGCAATTGGCGAATGCGCCAATCTTCGATCCAAATGCCGCCAAGAACCTTAAGGCATTCAATGACGAACTGACGAAAATGCATGACCGGTCGCTCGATATCAGTGGCGTTTTCGCCGGGCAATTGGCAACGGGTTTTTTGGCCGCAACTGCGAACATGGAAGCGCTCAAGGGGCAGATTAAAATTGTCGGCGACAGTTTTGTCACGCTCGGGCCGCTCGCGCAAAAATTCAATCAAGCAATGTTGCAGGTGCAGGCGCAACAGGTCATTCAATCGACATTGCCGGCGTGGCAACAGTTCGAGCTACAGGTGCAGAAAAATACGACGGCATTGCAGGCGCTCGGGCTCACATCGCAACAGATCGCCGTCATCAATCAACAGGCCGCGCTCAATGCCGGCGTCGCTTGGCAGAACGCCGCGCAAAGCATCGCGACAAGCCTCGCCGCAGGCTTCGCCGGCTTCGCGCAAAAGAATAAGGAATTTGCCGGCATCGCGAAGGCGGCAGCGATCGCGGAAGCGATTGCCAACACCTACCTGGCCGCGACCAAGGCGCTCGCAGCTTATCCGCCGCCATTCGGCGAGATTGCCGCCGCAGCGTCGGTCGTCGCCGGGCTCGGCATGGTCGCCAAAATCCAGGCGCAACAGTTCGCCAAGGGCGGCTCGTTTATGGTGCCCGGCGGCCGGAATTCGCGTGACAATCAGATGGTGCCACTGGCGTTGTCGGCCGGCGAGCGCGTCGACATCACACCGGCCTCATACGCGGGCAACAATGGTGGCCGCGCGCAGCGCATCGAGCTCGCAGGCATCGGGCCGCGCGATCTGTTCACCGGCACTATGCTGCGCGATCTGGTCGATGCCTTGAATCAGGGGCAGCGCGATGGCTATCGGCTCAAATTTGCGGAGCGCTGAAAATGCCATTGATCCTCCCGACTTTCGGCTCGCTCGTCGATAATCCGGCAGGCGTGCCGTTAATCGGCTATCAAAATATCGTCACGCCGGCGAACGTGTTTTCCTTGACGGCCGACGTTGCCCATCCGATCAGCAACGTTGCCAATCCGGCAACGCATTTGTTCTGGCGTGCGACCTTCGCAACCGGATCGGAAATAATCGAAATTACGCCGACGAGCGCCGATCCCATCGACTATATCGGCATCGCCGGTCACAATTTGGGAAGTGCCGGGATCGGCGTTTATGTCGAGGATGTGGGATCATCGCCGAACGTGCCGCTGATCGATCCATCGAATTTTCTTACCGTCGCCAACGACTCCCCGGTCATTATCAGGTTCCAGCCCGGCGTTTATTCCGACTTGCGTGTGTGGCTCGATTCTGGCGGCAAGGCGGTCCCGCCGCAAATCGCCGTGATCTATGTCGGCAAATTGCTGGTGCTCGAACGCGGCATCAAGGTCGATGTCGTGCACACGCCGATCCCATTCGGCCGACGTACGCGTGTTGTCAGCGGCATGTCGGAAACCGGCAATTTTTTGGGCAGGATCATTCTGTCGGAATCACGTGCCAGCAGGGCGGAGTTTTTCGGCTTCACTCCCGACTTCTATCGCAACTATATAGACGATTTTCTTGCGGCGGCGCAGGGAAACCCGTTCTTTTGGGCGTGGGCGCCTACTGATTACCCGTTGGAAACCGGATTCGCTTGGCTGTCCAATGACGCCGTCCCGGAAATTTCCCCTGATCATCTTCGGGTTGCTCTCGCTTTGGACATGGCCGGGCTCGCATAGGAGTTCCAAACAGATGCCGATCACACATTCGACCGTCGTCGTCGTTCCGGATGACGGCACATCGCCAGTAGGCAGCGATGAATGGAATGCAAATCATTCCATAAGCGTTCCGATCAATATCAACGTGCCGGCCGGCATTGCCGACGCGATAGGCATTCCGGAATTCTATGTGCAAAGCATGATCGCCCAGAGCAAGTGGTCAAACGACATTATCGCGCCGGATCATCGCTTTGGAAAATCCCGCGCTACTTCACCAGGCGGCGCCGGCACAATTGTACAAGCGAACGACGTGCTCGGAAGTATCCGTTTTTCCGGCGATTTAGGATCGAGTTTAGGCCTTGCCGTCGCAGCGCAGATTCTTGCGTTCGTTGACGGTACGCCGTCAACGACATCGATGCCTGGGAGATTGGTATTCAAAACTCAGGCGGCCGGCAGCATCGATCCGAATAACGTCATCACCGCACTGGTGATTTATCGGGATCAATCGGTGGAAGTCACAGGGACTTTCTTCGCCGATACGGCAGTGAATATCGGCAGCAATGCTGCGCCCACATCTATGCTGACCGTGCTCGGCCCGGTCGCCACCAAAATCCCGCGAACGTTGGTCAACGCCACGGAGACCATGGTCGCGGCCGACAGCTCGCTTATTGCCAACCGGGCCGGCACCATCACCCTGACATTACAAAGTGCGGCATCATATCCGGGCCGGTGGCTTTATGTGAAAACCATACAGGCTCAAACCCTGGTCAGTGCAACCAGCAACGTGGTTCCCCTGGTTGGTGGGAGTGCCGGCCCGGCGATCCTGGCAGCAACAGCGGGCAAGTGGGCTTCTTTGCAATCCGACGGCGCCAATTGGATCATCATGGCTGGAAATTAACGTGGCAGTCTTTCAGACCAACGTATTCCAAACCAATGTTTTTCAGCAGATAACTGCCGCAATTTCAAGCAGCGCATTTGCTGCTAAGACGCTGACTTATGTTGAAATCGATATTCCGTCATTCAGTCAAAATTCCCCGCCTGATTCCCCGCCGTTGATGCAGACGTTTCGTTTCGCAACAGACGCGATTTATTTGCCGATCACGATCGATGCGATTCCTAGCGTCGTAGATGTCAAGATCGATCCGGCGACCATATCCTTAGGCGAGGATATCGGAACGCGGGCGACTGTTACCGCGACTTTCAGAGATCATCGGCACATTTTTAACGGTGAAGCTTTTTCTAGCGGGACATTTTGGGGCAAATTTCGCGGTCGCTACGGCGTGAAACTTCGCGGCTACCCGTTAAGAGTAATAGTCGGGGCGGTTGGCCAAGCCATCGCCGACATGGAAACACGGCATTTTGTGATCGAGAGTACCGACGGGCCGTCGAACAAAGGCGAATATCGGATAATTGCCAAGGATGTCTTGAAATTCGCCGATGGCGACCGCGCACAAGCGCCGATCTTGTCGAATGGTTTTCTAAACGCCGATATCACCAACGTGGCGACGACGGCGACGCTGTCGCCGGCCGGCATCGGCAACGCCGAATATCCGGCGAGCGGCCTGGTCGCCATCGGCGGCAGCGAGGTTTGCAGCTTTACCCGCGCGACCGACACGCTAACGCTCACAAGAGCGCAAAAGAACACGGTTGCATCGTCGCACAATGCGCAGGATCGCGTCCAGTTAGTGCTTGCCTACACGGCGCAGGATGCCGCAGTCATCATTTACGATTTGCTGGTCACCTATGCCGCCGTTCCGGCCAGCTACATCACGCTCGCCAACTGGCAAGCCGAAACCGCGACGTTTCTCAATACCGTCTATACTTCCGTCATCGCCGAGCCGACATCGGTTGCCACGCTTGTTTCCGAGCTCATTGAGCAAGTCGGCTTGGCGGTCTGGTGGGACGACATTTCGCAGCAAATAAAATTGCAAGTTCTGCGGCCGATCGCCTCGACGGCGGACATTTTCGACGGCGCTACATACCTGGCCGACTCACTCGCCGTGACCGAGCAACCGGAAAAACGATTATCACAGGTGTATACCTACTTCGCGAAAATCTCGCCGCTGGTGAACGAAGATCAAATAAACAACTACCGATCGACATCGTTTGTCCGCGACACTGCCGCCGAGCTCGCTTATGGCACGCCGGTGATCAAAAAAATCTTCTCACGGTGGATTCCCAATGGCGGACGCGCGGTTGCCGATTCAATTGGTAATGTGTTGCTGGCACGATTTCGCGATCCGCCGCGGCGCGTCGCCTTCGATCTGCTGCGCGGTTCAATCTCGACGCCGCTACTCGGAGTCGGCTATCAAATCGGCGGCTGGCAATTTCAGGATGTGACCGGCAGCGCCGCCATGGTCCCGGCGCAGATCACGCGAATGAACCCGCGCGCCGATATTTTCGAGATCGAGGCCGAAGAAATATCCGCAACATCGTTCGGCGTCGCCTCGCCGGGCGAACATCAAGTGATTATCGATGCCAATATTCTGAACGTGAATTTGCGCACGATGCACGACTCGATCTACGGCGCTCCCGTGTCGGGCAATGTCGTCATATGCACGATAAATACCGGCGTGATCGTCGGCTCGACTGCAACCGCTACGCCGGCCTTTGAAGTAGGAACCTGGCCGGCGGGCGTTACGGTCAATTTGGTCGTTTTTGGCCGGATCGAAGGGCGCGGCGGCGCCGGCGGAACCGGGTCGGGCAGCGTGACCGGTGCCGGATTGGCCGGCGGCAACGCCGGCACGGCCTTGCGCACGCGGCAAACGATCCTGTTAACGTCGTCGGGTCAAATTTGGGGCGGCGGTGGTGGCGGCGGCGGTAGCGGCTCAATTGGAAACATCGGTGGTACGCCCTTAACAGGCGGATCGGGCGGCGGCGGCGGGACCGGGAAAAACCCTGGCGGCGGCGGCGGTCCCGGCGGCGGCATAAATGCGGGCGTCAGCGGAAATGCCGGGACGACAGAACACGGCGGCACCGGCGGCGGCGGCGGCAATGGCGCTGGTGGTACCGGTGGCGGCCCCGGTTTGGTCGGCGGCACAGGTGCGGACGGCAATGCGCCGATCCACACCGTCGGCGG